AAAACCACCGAGTGATTGCGGTGACATCTGCAAAAGGCTTGGCATCATTGCGAGTCGCTGTTCTGCGTATCGCTGTTCGGGAGTAAGACCGCCCCTTGCCTGAAGTCCGGCTAACGCTTGCATCTGTTGTGGGGTTAAGCCACCTCTTGCCTGCATACCTGCCAGCGCGAACTGGTCTTCTACGCTTAACCCACCACGCGCTTGTAATCCTGCAAGCTGTCTTTGTTCATCAGCAGTTACCCCACCTCTGAGAATTTGGCTGATGTTCCCAATATCTGCACCTGTCTGCAACGCTGCAAACGGGCTGGTAATACCTGAATATGCCTGTTGCTCTGCAAGACCTATTGCATCCGCTGCTGCTGTTTCACCACCCATTCCGGCAATTACACCGAACGGTGTACCCGCACCGAACCTTGCGCCGGTTTCCATAGCCTCTGCACCCCGCTGGGTGCTGAACGCCTGTAAGGCAGCCTGCGCTACTGGGGAGAGAACCTGCTGAGTTATTGCTTGACCATCCGGGCCTATGATCGTTTCGGTTGTGTAATATCGTTCAGGATCTTGGTTGAAGATATTGAGCATTTCTCGAATCCCGGTATTATCTTCAAACGGTGTGAACTCTCCAATTCCCGCTAAAGCAGCACGGTCAGCCTCTCGTTGAAACTCAAGAACTTCGCCTAAAGACTGTTCACGTTGGCCTTGCCCCACTCTACTCTCTCTATCCTCTCCAGTTATGGGATCTCTCCCTCGCTCTCCACCAAGACCTTCTTCCACAGCAAACATGCTATTCGGATCATTCTGTATTTCTTCCAAGCGCGCCCTTAGTTCAGCTTCGCGAGCTGCTGCTTCGGCTTCGGCAGCCCGTGCCTCTGCTTCCCGCGCCATCCGTCTTTCTAATTCTTCCGCTGCTTTTCTTTCAGCTTCAGCCTGAACTTCAGCACTTGCCTGTCTTCTCCGTTCTTCTTCCATATCTGCAATGGCATCTGCAATGGATTTTTTAGATTCATCCCCTACAACGGCGGTACTAAACGGATCGCTAGCAGCACCTTCAACCTCCCGTTCTCCTGTTACAGCCTGCATCCTAAATGGTGTAACAGCTTCTCCATGATATCTTTGAGCTTGGAACCCCGGAACAGGCGCAACATCTCCGTATTCAGCTCCTGTGGCAACATCAATGCCGGTTGGCATTTTTTCTCTACCTCGACCAGCAGCAATATCTTCAGGTGAACTGGCTTCTAACTGCCATTCTTGATACCTGGGGTCGCTACTATCTTCGAGCAGTTCATAATCTTTCCCTACAAGGCTCTTTGCAGCCTGGAAAGGAATTCCATATTTCATCAACTCTCGCGCTGCGTGAAGTTCTGCCGCGGCTTTACCTTGCCCTTTAGGAACCTTGATGTTGATTTTTTTACCGCTCTTCTCGAAAACCGAATCATCATCCGGGTCGTAGGGAAGTCCCAGTATCGGTGCGTATCGTACCGGTACATCTACGAGTATTCGGTTCGTATCGCCTATGCCAAATAACGCCATTTAAATACCTCCGAAAGGAGTCTGCGGTTGCTGACCGTAGATCGTTTTCTTAGTTCGCTTTTTAGGCTGCTTCACCTCTGGGATCTCGGAGAGATCCTTGAAGCTTCCCTCGATTCGCTTGAACATTCGCGCTGCAGTATCGTCAAATTTTGTAAATGCTAGTTCCAGCGGGTGCATTGCTTTAGCCATGATTAACCTCTTGCCCCCGGAGATATATCTGCTCCAGGAACCCTGACATTGCCTGTTCTTGGGCCTGCTATTGCAGCAGCAGTCTGCCTCATTTCATCTACTGATCCCGGAATGACTGGCCTGGTCGTAGCGGGTATTCCCGTTCCGGGAGCCTGCGGTCTGGTTCCAGCCTGGTTGCCCTGCTGGAAGTTACCTGCATTAGGCAACTGTTGCGCTCCCTGGGTGTTTAAAATATTTTGCGCTGTCTCTTCGGGTGTAGGTAGTTGCGGACTACCCTGCTGTTGTGCTGCCTCGAGGATATTCTGTATCGTCGGTATTCGCGCGGCTGCTGCAGCCTGAAGCTGTTCCTGTATGCCCGGCGAGTTGATGAACTGCTCCTCGAGGATCTTCGAGCGAACTTCAAGCGGATTGCTTACTCCACCTTTCCTGAGAGCAGTGTCGAGATCAACATATCCTGCCCTCCAGAGATTAGACCAGAGGTTGAGCCTTCGTTCCTGCTCTTCCGGGCTAACAGAATTAATACGAACAATGTTGACGTAATGCCCCTTGATATCGGAAGGCTTGATAACTGCATCGAGGACACCCGCTTCTGTCTTTCCGAACACGGACACCCTGTCATCGATTACGTGTTCAACAATCCTGAGAATAAGCTCTCCCTTTTCCTGAAGACCTCTTTCCATTGCGTCTTTTACCGCTCCAAAGTTCAGTGAAGCGATTCCTGCAAGGACTGCAGTGTGATAACCGGAGGCTGCGCCGGTAGGGCGTTGCCCCCTTGCAACAGCCGGTACTGTGTTCGCCTCGATCGCCTCGTCGAGGAATTCCTTTGCGATCCCGATTTCCGAAGGAGGTCTAGGAACATCTGATATACCCACCTGTACCTGTGGTGGCTTTACGTTCTTTGCACCCGGAGTGTCATCCCACATTGACTGGACTTCTTCGGTAATGCCGGGAGGACCGGTGAACTCGAGGGTGGGCCATGCTGACTTGCTTACGATATCGATGTAGTGGGATGCCAGCTGACTTTGCGCCCGAAGCATGTCAAGCGAGCCGTTCAACAATCCCATGTACAGGTTCTCCGGTTCGGAGTTACCCGTGTCGAGTCCCATCTGGGGCCAGTACATAATCCACGGCAGTCTTCCGTATCCATGCCGTCTTGGCTCGAGTACCCATTGTTTATCAGCGACATATGCGACCTGGGAGTGCGTCCATACTTCCTGGAACGTCACATAGCCTTTTTTCTGGTTTTTCCATTCCGGGAAGTGAGCCTGTACCCATTCGGCATCTACTTCGTACTGGTATATAACCCATCTAGGGAGCGTCCCGTTATTGAGATCCCATATAACGTTTTGCGGATTTACAGCAACAGATTTTATGGGCCAGGAGATAGAACGTTTTTCTATGACTTCCCTGACGCTGTCCCTGTATTCGCTGGTGGCATCTTCATCATGGGGTGGAGGTTCCGGGAAGTCGCTCCACTCGTTCGCGATAAATTCAACTTTCTCCCATGCAATCCCGTAAAGCCCTGCCTGCTTGGTAAGTTCGCGGTAGACGGGACTCCTGTGTTCGACCATGTGATGTGCGCCGGTTAGGAATTTCTCCATTGTCTCGGCACGGGCCTGACCTCTTGGGCCTGGGGGTGGTACTGATATATCGAGGAATTGCGGACTTACGTGTGCAACGAGGGTATTTATAACTGACTGTGCTGTTCCCAGCCGTATCATCGTCCCGCTGTCTGGGACACTGAACTCGAAGTCGTTCAGGAAGAACTCATCAAGTTGCTCGCACTGACTTCGGAACTTTTGGAAAAGATCATTTGTCTCAGCAGTCTTTTCCCTGATCCAGTGCATGGTCAGTTCAGGTTCATCGACAGGATTTGCTGCCTCCATGTCGATAACAGCGGTTGGGTCTATTGCAAATTCTAAGACCATCTTGTTCCTAACATATCGTTATCTTGAATCTGACGTAACCAGATCAGCCTCTTCGAGATATTTCATACGTTCTTTGCTTTTTTGTTCCCGCAGCCTGGAAAGAAACCTTGTCGGTCTTGCAGCAGGCCGAGGGCGTATCGGATTCATACGCCGTATCGGACGAAGATAATCATACTCGCCTTTATCGTAACCCGGAGGGTCACATGCCATCAAGGCTAATAACTCTGCATCTACCCAGTCATCGTGTTCTCCCGTTTCATTGTAAAACAAGTAGGAACCGTTCCCGGACGGGCGAATGCTAATATCCTCTAATTGCTTCTTAAGGGTTGACCAACTGGCTGGGAAATATACCGTTTCGTTCTCAAGCGCAATGTAATAGTTCTGGAAGAGTTGATATTTGCTCTGTGCGCTGAATTTGAAGGGATTTACGGGTAAACCGGCGTTTAGGAGGTGGTCAAACACGACATCTCCGAGTCCAGTGGAGTCAACACGGATATCTCCGACTTTCCACCTGTTGATCTCAGCTGCAATCGTGTCGATCTGGCTTACCCAGTCGCTGCCGGACATCTCGATTGCGTGTAGGGACTCCCTTGTCCTTGCGTCCTTGATTATGAATACCGTGTAATCCTGTTTCTTACCGAGGTCGAGTCCTGCGACATGCCTTCGGCTCTCGTCAGGGTAGAGCATCTCCTGGCTTTTACCTGCGAGTTCTATCTTGCTCGGTCGGAAGAACCCTCCACCGCCGTCGGGTTGTTTCGCGAGGTACATGCGTTCCCATACGGGTTCCGGCATGGTGGACTTTTCATCTCGTATTGCCTGCTTTTGTTTTTCTGAAAGAAAAACGTTGTCGAAGCTGGTGGCATGAAACGCCTCGTAATCCTCCGTGGGATTTTCCTGTGACCACTTGAACAGTTTTGAGAACCAGTGGTTTCGCGCGAAGGGCGGTATGCCCTCGATACATCCCCTTCCGAGCCTGCCGGAAGAGTTCAACATTGGTCGAAGCTTGTTCCAGGCAGCTTCCTTGATGTCCTGGGACTCGGTTATCCAGATAAAGTCGGGGCCAGCAGTCTGAAGCGACTCGGGATCGTCCGCGGATTTTATCTCCATGTAGACATCCCGCCTTACAAGTCCGGGCGACTTGAGGTTCAGCCATACGGCTCTTTCGTCTTCCTTCCAGCCGTCACCTCTGCCACCTCCCTGGGTTTTCTTCCTTCTTACCACCATTGACTCGGGTATGAACTGCTTCAACTCGTTCCATGCCTGCCTGCTTTGAGCAAAGTTGGGGGCAACAACCCAGATATGGATAGCTGGCTCCAGGGTGTGGGTAAGGTCGTAGCCTACTTTTAGCCCTGCAGCTTTAGCCATGTCCTTATCTGCAAGAAACGGACTTTTAGAGGCGAGTGTTATTGCTCGCATAAGCTCTGTAAGGACAGCCCGACCTTTTCCAGCGCGTCTTCCTGCCCATATGACCTTGATACGGGCAGTTGAGTTATGAAATGTCTTTTGCCACGGTGATGGCGTGTATTGATAAGCCATTTATGCCCCGTTCAAACTGGATTCCAGCTCGTACAGACTGGATTCACCTGAGATATCGACTGTTGCCTGGGAGGCTTCCTTCTTTGATTTATTCATAAGGACGAGCGGTTCTATCTCGAGAAGACCAGTTTTTTCTATCAACTTGTTTTCTGCGATCGACACCTTGCCTGTCTCTGCCTTGATGAACGAAGTGATGCCCGACTCGAGCATGTACATCTGCTGCAGCACAGACCACCGGACCTGGAACCTTAACGACACCTTACCTGACCTACCGATGTTTTCGACAATACGGTACTCGTAGTTGTTCTGCACGTACTCGTTTACCGCCTTCTTGAAACTCTTAGTACGGTTTACAAGGCTTATCGTCGAATCAAGATCCCACTCGTAATCCTCACACATACATCGCAGAGCGTCCTCCCCGACACCGTAAGAGGGGAGAGAGACAAATATCCGACGTAACTTTCGCGACCAGGAAGGCCATTCGGGGTAGCCCTTGAGGACAATGTCCCGAAATTTCTCCGCTGGACTACGAGCTTTTACACTGCGCTGGGATTTCAATGGAAAGACCCATTCGGAATTAATTTTTTCGACATGGAAAACAATATACAGCAAATGGGTGCATAGGTTACATAGCGTAAGGAGAAAAACATTTTTAAGAAAAGAGGTTAAAAGCATTACAAGCATTAATAGCTTGGTAATGCTTAACTAAGCTTAATTAAGCTTAACTAGCTTAACTACGCGCACGCGAGGGAAGTACTGATTTTCTGAGTGACAAATGAGTGACAAGTGAGTGACAACGAGTGACATCCATCTCAAAAAGATGTCACTCTCCAGGAAAATGTGTCACTCAAACTATTAAGCAAACACTTGCTAAGTGACACAGAGTGACAGGCATAGTGACAATGTCACCCACTATGGCGAAAGTACGAAGGTACTGTGCAAAACTCAGCACTCGGAGAGGGTACATCTATATATGTTAAGACGGCGAAGTGTATCGGCGGGCTGCTGCTAGGCGCATTATGCGTAGGCTATCCATAACGCTAAATTTGGCGTGTTAGTTAGCCTAGCAAAGTTAGCTTAAGTGGTGCAGTAGCGACGACAACCTATCCTCACAAAACGCCAGTTGACAATCGCACATTGTGCTAACTAGCTTTACGCGCGCACGCGTGGATGCGTTTTATCTACGCTTAAACACGCGCAAAAAGTACTTGCAATGAATATCTGGTTAATGCTTATCTATTGTTGTTGTTGTCTTGTTGGCATCAATTAAAGAAGAGAAGAGAAGAGATGATTATTCATTTTGACTGTAAGAATTGCGATGAACCAGTTCAGGAACATTGCGCTGATTGTTACGCGTGTTTTAACGGTGATTCTGGACATGGTTTGGATTGCCCACAAAAACAAGAATCGATTGATTATGATCAATTGATGATTGATCAAGGAATAATCCCCAACGATATGTTGGATTATTAAATAACAATTGGAGAATCAAAAAATGACAGAGTTACTTAAATATCAATCAATGCGAGATAACGCGAAATTGCGCGAAACATTGTTAGAGTTTGCGCGCTTAACCGGCATTGTAAAACCGCGCGGCGTTTCCTTTAGTCTGCCTAGTGGCTATTCATGCGGGAAAGTCGCGAAAGAATGCCTAACATACGCTCATCCAATTACAGGGAAACTGTCGCATGGTAGAGACTCAATTTATAACTGTTTTTCAGCAATAAACGAGACGCGTCCAATAGTACGCGCTGCACGTTGGCACAATTGGAATATGCTTCAAAACCTTTGGAGTTATGCCGGTACAGATTACATTGATATCGGAAATATGCTCATAGAAGCAATGCCACAAAATACCGACTTGGTCAGATGCCACGTTGGTGGTGAATTTCCCGGCACTGAGTTTGGTAGGGAATACATGCGCGCATGGTTCTATGTTGCTAGGGAAACCGGTACACACTGCTACGCGTACACAAAAAACGTTTCGACTTACCTAGATGTTCGTGATGAAAAACCGGACAATTTCAATATGACTATGTCGCGTGGTGGTTTATATGATCATTTGATAGACCGTTATCAATTGAAACATGCAAATGTCATATTCCATCCTAATCAAGCCAACGGTATGCCAATTGATCACAACGACATTAACGCGGTATTCACATATTCGACGGAGTCTAATCCGTCGGGTTCGTTTAACTTGTTAATTCATGGAATGCAACCAGCAAAATCCGATGCTAGCAAAGCAATCCAAAAACTTAAGCGTGAGGGAATCCGTTTTAGTTATTCGAGTTAATAACCTAACTTAACCCAACATTTAACCCTGCATTGTGTGCAGGGTTTTTTGTTTAAGTATTCCCACAATCAACAGAGAGAACACGCGCGAAATAATGCCGGTAATAACTAGTCTTATTATCTGTTGTTGCGTGTATGGCTAACCTAGCG